CCTAGACCTGCTACACCGCCTGCCACTGCGCCAACTCCTTTGGCCAATGTACCTACACCTTTGCCAATCGCACTGCCAATCTTGTTAGCTAATGGGCCTTCGTCAAGCTGTTGACTTTCTGTTATTAATTCATTAATTCTCATTTTAAGCAGTTCCTAATTGTTTTTGTAAGTAAGCGGCAATACGTTGTTTGCCTTTTTTATCTAGTTTAAGTACTAGTTCTTTGATTCCCTTGTAGGTTACACCTGCTGCTGCGGGTTGTTCTGGATCTAGTGTTGGGTCTTTCTTTCCGTCATCGGCTGCGACCGCTGGTTGTTCTGCACCTAGCTCTGGATCTTTCTGTGGATCTCCGGCAGCTGGCAATTTAAGATCTGCATAGACCTTGTCAACTACACCCGAGTCAACACCCTGTGACTGTAAAAATGCTGCTAGCTGATCAGAATCCATTGGTGATCCTGCTTTCTTCCAAGCAGAATTTAATTTGTCTGCGGTGACTTTGGTTGTTAGATTCTTGCCCTTAGTCTTAGCCCAATCGGCAGCTTTGCCAGCCATACCTTTAAGCGCATCTAGTGGCCCTTCTGTGAGTTCTTGTCTTGCTACGCGATTAAAGATCATATAAACCTGACCTTCACTTAGAGCTTTACCGGTCCATTCGATACTATCTCTTACACCTACCATTGGCATACTTGATGCCGCTCCACTGCTGATGCCAGGGGTTGCCATTTTGCCAGCTTGAGTAAGATCGGCAAAGGTCTTTATATCCATTGTCTTTAATGGGATATCACCTGAGAATACTTTTCTACCTGTGGCATCAAATACCTGAAGACTTTTACCGCCTTCGCCTGCGGCAAATGAATAACCTTTGTCAGGAGGAAATTTATTAAGAATTCTATCTTGGAATGCTTGGTCACTGGCAAGACCTTTTTCTATTGCACCTGTGTCTGCGCCAGCAGCGGAAGGATCACCTTCCGGTTTACCTTTTAAGTAGTCACCTAGCTTAGAAGCACCGTAGGCCATAGCACCAGTCTTGGCGCCTGAATAGGCTGCGGAGCTAAATTTCTCGCCCTGTAATAACTTGTCTGCCATTTTTAACAGACCTAACACTGCTGCACCACCAAGTCCTGCGCCCGAAATACCAGCGGCAGCGATCAGTGCAGAGTAAATGAAACCCTGTGCAACGGGATGCTCTTTGGCAAACTTGCGATAGCCCATAATGATCTTGCTGACAGCATTATCTGGACCACCAAGTCCTGCTTCGATCTTAGCCACAGCTGAGTCGTAGGCATTGTCTACGTTCTTAATTGGCTTAGAATCTTGAATCTTTGTTTTTAGATCTTCCCAGGCTTTGTTAACTGCTTCAGCAGCATCTTTGCCTTTGCCTAACATTGTACGATTACCACCAGCAGCGGTAGCACCTTGCTCTACATTCTGAAATATCTGTTGTATTTGATCAGCTGTCAAGGCAGCTTCACGCAGTTTAATACCTGCACTTTCCCATAGCAACATTGAATTTGCTGATGATCGATCTAGGCCTTCGTAAAGGTATTGATTGTGTATTTGTTGTAATCGCATAAGATGATGTTTGTGATCTATTACTTATTTATTGTAGAAAGAGCTAAAGCTCTTTTGCGTTTTCGCTAACGCTCAACGCATTTTTTCTTTTTTTAATTATGTAGAAGTTATTAACTGCGAAGCAGTTTAAATATTATCTAGATTGTTCAGTCACACTTTGCCCTTGCGGGCAAAAGTTGAACATTATCTGAGTTGCACAATGTCACACAGCGTTAGAGCATTACAGTGGCGGTTGGCCTGTACCACGAGCTCAGTCTTATACCAGCGGCGGTTTACAAATATACGCTATCATACTTGCAAACGTGGGGTTCTTATCCCCTCTTTTTACCTTTGTTTTTCCTTTTCAAACAGCAAAATCGCAGGCTTTAAGCGATCTTCATCCAAATGGGTAGTTGCTGAGTACCTTTGCGGCAAGGAATTCCGTCCCTGTGTACACCATTGACCAGGTTTAGAGCGCACGAACTTAGGCCTGCGCAAGCCAAAAACCGCATTATTTTGCCTTTTTTTGTTCTTCTAGACGCTGTCTTAGTATGTTTGAGCCGCCTACTCTGACGTTTATAATGCCATTATAGTATTCATCTGACTCTAAAACTCTACGTTCAAACTGTTCTCTTGCCTCTAAATATGACATTTCTGCCTTGCTTTTGCAAAGATAAAGTATTTCTCTGGTGAAATTTCCGGGACCTAGTGCTTGGACGTCTGCGTTTAACCTATCAGAAGAGCCAAAGTAGTCGCGCCAATCGCTTTCTACTACTGATCTTCTTTTAAGTTTTTTGCCTTTGAGTGGGGGTTTGGTGCGCTTAAACTGTGCTAGTTTTTTGCCTATGTATTTTTGTCCGGTAGTGAGATTCGTAATGAGATATACAAAGCCGATATAGCCTTCAGGTATTTCTTCTACGGGTTGATTTTGATAAGTCCATTGCACTCACTTAGTTACCTTAGGGGGCCTTCCTACTTTGCCTTTTCTGGCTGCTTTACGTGCCTCTCGTTTGTCCTGTATTTCTACTCGCCTTTTGCTTGCCTCGTTGCGTATTTCTGATAGCCAATATCGTGCCTTAATGCCTGCTTCGTCTGAGCCTCTGTATTCGAATCTATCCTGCCACTTAAAATATTCCTGAAAAGCAGCAATCATTTTATCGTGTGATTCAGTGGTCATTCAATAATCTCTACGTCATTACTGTAACTTGTAAAGCCGTTTTCTTTAATAACTTTTAAAACGTGATTAACACGACTAGTTAAATCGTCTCTGTGCGAAATTAAGAACACATTCTTTTGACGTTCACGGGTCATCTTCTTAAGAACTGCTACGCTTGACTCAACTCCGCTGGCATCCATACCGCTGTCTACTAGCTCGTCGATGAACAACAAGTTAATCGGGCGATACAAGTTCTCCCAGACATCTCTAAATGCCCAGCTCATAGAAAGAATCAGTCTATTGCGTTCGCCTCTAGATAAGTTATCAAAGTCTAGATCCTGACCAAGCTGTGTAATAACAACACTTAGGTCGTTTTGGAATTCTACAATGTGCGGAAGTCCAATTTTATCAAGATAATATGTTAGACGTTGATTTAAGAATGCTAGATTTTGATCAATAATACGCTTACGTACAAAGCTATCTTTGTTTGTTAGCAGTTTGTACAAGAATTCTTGATGATCTTTTAATCTTGTTAATTCGTTAACTGCTTCCCAGTCAATAGTCTGCAGGGCAGTATTCTTTAATTCTGTAATTTGATCGTCATATGGATTCTCTTCAGCAGCTTTTATTTCTAAATCTTTTTCTAAACTGGTAAGAGTGTTCTTGTGATTCAATGCTTCTTCTAAGGTGTCGTACTGAACACTAGGACAATCTCCTAGTTCACCTAGTTCCGATAGTGCAGTTTCAAAACTCAATATGTTAACTGACTGTAGGTCGTGTTCTGTACAGGCAGTATCAAAGTCTTTGCGTTTAGCTGCCAACACTTGCTCGTGTTTTTCATCGTGAAACGCCTGTCCACAGGCGTGGCATAGATGTTTCTCAAGCGTTTCGATTTCTTTCTTCAATTTGTCAGCTAGTTTTTCTTCTCTAGCTTGATCCAGCCTAGCACGATTTAGTGCAGAATTGAGTTCGTTGATGTCTTTACGCTTTTGATTATACAGCGCCAAGGCTTTGTGAGCAGCAACTTCTTCTTCGATGTTGATATGACTCAAGTGATCAATGCTCTTAAGAATGTTTTCTAAATTCTTTTCTTTAGAATCTTCCCATAGCTTTTGTTTACGTTCTAAAGATTCAATGCTCTGCTGAATTCTATCGTTACTGGCTTTGACAGTTTCAATTCTGGTGTTTTCTGCTGAGATAGAGTCTTTAGATATTTTAATTTGTTCTTTAAGATGCTCTGCTTTTTCAGATAGCTGAGTAATACCTAACAGTTGTTCAATGATATTTCGTTGATCAGCAGCCTTCATAGACAAGAAAGGCTCGGTGTAAGTATTCAACGCCACAATGTTTTTAAACATATCGTGGCTCATTTCAAAGATATCTTCGATGGCCTTTTGTGTTTCTCTAGAATCACCTTGGCTTTCGTCTTGATCTTCAAGGTTCTGAGCCTGACCGTTGATACTGAACTTTAATACATTGGGTTTACGACCACGCTCGATATGATATTCGATGCCATCTTTATCAAACGTCACAGTACACAGCATACCTTTGCTGTTAATTTTGTTAACAAGGTTATCTTTCTTAATGTTAGTTAAAGCATTGCCGTAGATAGCATAGCTAAGACCGTTAATAATTGTAGTCTTACCTGTACCGTTACGGGCTCCGCTGTCGTCGCCGCCTAGATCTAAGTTCTCTCCTAACACCAGAGTTAACTGCCCTTTGTCAAAATCAATTGCCTGGGTTTGATTACCCACGCTCATAAAATTACGTACTGTTAAATTCTTTATCTTAATCATAGGTCTTTGTAGATATCCAAAAGCATATTCTTGTCGTAGGTCTCGCTGTCGATAGCATTGATTTGATTCATTACAATAGTATCAACGCTTTCAAAGTTAATGTCAATAGGCACTGAATTGCTTTCAACTTCAACTTTTTCTGGAATCAACATTAGTTCTCGCAGATTGTACTGCGGAATAAACGTTTCACGAATAAAGTTTGCTTCTTCAAAACTAATAGGCAAGTCGATAGTTACACGGCAGTGCATCTTCTCTCGAAGCAATTTGTCCGGGTTATCAATAATCTGACTTAGCTTATAAACTCTGTAGATAGGCTGCTTGGGCCAGCTGACATATTCTGGCTTGCCACCCCATTCTAAAATCATCATACCACGATCATCATCGCCGGCATCCGCATAGTTGTGCGGAAAAGCATTACCAATGTAGGTAATGTTACCTTTGCTTTGACGCTTGTGGAAGTGTCCACTGAACACATATTCTTGATTAATAAAATGATCGCCCTGCAACTGTCCGTGGTCTGGCATCTGCACCATAGCGTTCATATAAAACAATGGTAATTCTAAGTGACCAAACACATATCGGCTTCTAATTTTAGGAACTTCTTTCCATTCGTCGCCTACCAGCCAAGGCATAATAGTTACATCGCCTTCGGTGAATCTTTCTTTGATAGGCACAATGTTAGGAAACAATCTCATAAACTCAACAGAGTTGATTTCACGTTTGTCTTTGTAGAACAAATCGTGATTTCCTAAGATGAAATATACCTTTTCAAATGACCGACTTAGCATTTCTAAGTTACTCACGGTATAGTTCATTGTACTAACATCTGTAGTTGAACGATTGTGATGCCAATCACCAAGGAAGATCGCAGTTTCGCAACCCTGCTCGTTGGCAGTTTCACAGAACCACTTTACGAATTCTTCACAATCCGTATTGTGTGTTCTGCTACCACTTTTCAAACCAAAATGTATATCTGTAAAACAGGCAACTTTTTTGAATAAACTCATAGAAATATTGTAACAGGTTGTTTAATAAAGATCAATCCCAATCACCACTGTCGATGGTAACTGGAGCCTGCGGCCCACCGCCACCGCTGTTTTGGCGTGTCCAACTAGGGTTCATACCATTCATTTCAAGAATGTCATCTCGGATGTTTTGGTTTCGTTTTTCAATGTTGATGATTCGGACAAAACTGTTAGTAACGGCGGCAGTATAATAAGCAAAAGGATTATCCGACTTGCTCTCATCAAACTGAAGACCGATTTGAGTAAGCTGAAGTATAGCTTGGCCGCGCATTTCATCGTTGTAAGTATATCCACGAACGTTTCCTCTAGTAGCATATCTTTCGCAGAGTTTAATAAACATACGAGCTAGATTGTTAGTCATTTGTCCGTGCTCTTTATTAAACTCGCCGGTGTATAAATCACCTTTCCAGTGACTCTTTCCAACTAAATTTAAAGTTCCATTTACATCAAACTTATAATGTTGGAACGGAGGAAAGTTTACTTTCTCGTGACTGTCCGCAGTATTCTTTAAAGTCTTTTTACGACCCGGAGCCAGGGGTACGTGTTCAAAAGTCATTACTCGAAATACCACATCTTCTTTGGCAACTTTTTTGTAGTCCACTTCAAATTCTTTAGCTGGAATCTTCTTGCCCAAAGCTAACTGCGCTTTTTCGTGGGCCTGCTTGGACATCTTGGCTGCTCTATTACGTTTGGCTTCTGCAATGGTTCTAATATTAATTTTTTCTAAACTAGTAACAATCAAATCGTAGTCTGCGTATTCGGGTGCTAGATACGAACAATATGTATTTTTGCTTAAATGTATTTCTTTTAGTAAATCTTTATTTGTTAGGTACTTAATTTTTGGTACAGTATTCATTAGTCTGAATTCTCCTATTAATATAATAATAGCACATTTTGTTAGTAATAAATAGTCTATAAGACTAGGAAAACACTCAAAATGCCTTTATCAATAAATCCCATAGCTCAACTTGTAGCCAAAGTATCGGATTCTATATCCCAGGCTACTAACGCTGCTCAAGCTTCGTTACCAAGTGTTGGCAACGCTATTGAAAAAGCTAATCTTGATGCAACTGTTAGTAGACTGTCAGGCGGGTTAAACAGTGGTTTAAACGGTCTCTCCGGAGGCGCTGAAAAACTATTAGCCGGCGCCAAATCAGCAATGGGAGGTGTTAGCGATGTTGCTTCTAGCATTCCTGGTGCTGCGGGCGCATTAAGTAGTTTACAAAGTGTTGTAGGAAGTACTAGCAACATTACCGCAGATATCCAAGGCGGACTTAACAAACTAACAGGTGGAAATTTAGCCGGGGGACTTTCAAGTTTAGCTGGAAGCGTTTCATCAGCAGCTGGTATGATCAACAATATCCTAAGCCTTAAAAGAGGAGCTAATCTTCCAAGTGGCGGCGAACTATTTTTAAAACAAGGAACTCCAATTCAACTATTCCCAGGAACAAAGGGAGATTGGAGAGTAAGGATTAATTGCCAGTGGAATATTTTTAACTCGCCATTATTTAAGCCATTAGAAAACACAGGAGGAGTCGTTTGGCCATATACTCCAAGCGTCACAGTTTCTACTAAAGCTGAATATTCAGCAATTTCTACGGTTCACAGTAACTATCAACAATACGGTTACAAAAACAGCACTGTTGAAGACATTCAAATTTCTGGAGAGTTTACCTGTGAAACTGAAACAGATGCAGCCTATTGGATTGCCGCAACAACATTCTTTAAGACAGCAACTAAGATGTTCTTTGGTGAAGGCGCACTAGCAGGAAATCCTCCGCTAGTCTGTAACCTAACAGGTTATGGATCAAGTGTGTTTGACAAAGTTCCTGTAATTATTAAAAGTTTCTCAGTCGACTTAAAGGACGATGTTAACTATATCAACTGCAACACCTTTGGAACAAACACTTGGGTACCAGTGGTTAGTACAATTACTGTTACTGTGGCTCCTATATACAATAGACGCAAACAACGTAAGTTTAGTTTAGAACAATACTCTAGAGGTAAACCATCTAGCGGTGTAGGATACATCTAATATGGCACAATACAGTCAATCAAGTCCTTGGGCTACAACTTATCAAAACAACCTTTATCTAGAGTTGTTAGATATTCGTCCGGTCCCTGCAGAGGCAGATGATTATCAATATGTAATTGAAGGCCAATATCAACATAGGCCGGATCTATTGGCCTACGACCTGTACGGCAATCCTAAGTTATGGTGGGTGTTTGTTCAAAGAAATATGTCAGTGATTAAGGATCCTATCTATGACTTTGAAGAGGGTGTTACTATCTTTATTCCTAAGAAAACTAATTTAGAAAAATATCTAGGAGTCTAAGGAATGTTTAAAGATCTTGGAAAATCTATTGCAGACCTTGTAAAGCCAGACGGCACTGGTATTTCTTATCTGCCAGCTAAATCTACAATCAGCAAGGGTGTTGCTGCGGTAACCACAGGATTAACTACAGGCAAGGCAACAGATCTTTTAAAAGGCGGAATTTCGTCAGTGCTGGCAAAAGCCGGTACGTTCAATCAAGCAAATACAGAACCGCCAAATATAATTCCTAATCCTTTAGAAAACTTTGCCTCATATGCTCCAATGTGGACCTTTGCCTGTTTAGAATCTAAACAGTTTAATAATCCTCAAAGTTACAGAAACAACCCTAAAGAATTAAAGCACGTGGTCTTTGCCAGCGGCGGAAGATTTGATAGTCAACGTGCTATGACCGCACACGGAGCTCCAGAGTATTTTGTCAACAATTTTGTTATGCAGACAACCATTGCTGCTACTGCCAAGGCAGGAAACAGCAACGCATTTAAATTTACCTTTGATATTACCGAACCTCACAGTATGGGGTTGTTGTTACAGAGTTTGCAAAATGCTGCAATTAAAGCAGGTTATGCAAACTATCTAAACTCAGCGCCGTTTGTTCTGCGTTTAGATTTTATGGGATACAACGAAGAAGGCCAAATTTTAACTTCTATTAAACCTAAGTTTTGGACTGTAGCTCTAACTAAAGTAACGTTTTCAGTTACCGAAAACGGCAGCCTCTACAAAGTAGAAGCAGTGCCAATGAGCCACAAAGGTTTCTCCGATGTAACAAACTTATTGTACACCGACGTTAAATTAACTTCTTCTAAAAATGGTGCCGACGCAGGGACAGTTAAAGATCTTTTAGTCAGCGGTGAAAAAAGTTTATGTGCTTACCTTAATGACCTAGAACAAAAATATCTTGATGAAAAACAGATTGGAGTTAAAGATGTCTACGTTATTGAGTTTCCTGCCACCTCTAACGAATTTCTTAACGCCTCTCCAATTCAAGGAGTTGAAAAGAAAGCTATATTAGATCCTAACGAAAAAGAAACTTTAAAACTTGCCGGCAAAAACGTTAAGGCTTCGGCTGACTTTGGCAGCAATGATATAGGAGCAGCTGACTTTGGTTTTGATCAAAGTTCTGGCGGTAACTTTCCTTTTGCCAAGCACGGAGATAAGGTTGACAAAAATGGTGTAGTTAATAGAGATCAAATGGTCATTGATCCAAAGTCTAGAGTATTTCAGTTTACTCAGAAACAGACCATCACGGCAATTATTAACCAAATTATTTTAAGTTCTACCTATTCTAAGAAAGCATTAGATCCTAAAAATCTAGTTGATGGATTTATCAAGTGGTGGCGTATTGATGTACAAATACAGTTACTAGATCTAGACCCTTTAGTTGGAGAATATGCACAGAAATTTATTTTCCGTGTAGTTCCGTTTATGGTTCATCATTCAATATTTTCTCCTCCTACGGCAACACCTATAGGCTACGATGAAATTAAAAAACAAATCTGTAAACAATACAATTATATCTACACAGGTAAGAATACAGATGTTTTAAAATTTGATATTCAAATTAACAACTTATTTTTTACTGGTAAGAATACTTCGTCTGAAAAGAAAAGCGGGCAAGTTTCTAACCAAGACCAAAAAGGTACTTCAGTTGATGAAGTTAAAGGAAGTAAAACTACCGCCGGTGCTGCACCTGCTGCACAGTTAGCCACTATGGGTCGTTCAAGAGTTAAAAAAGATCCTGCGACAATGGATCGTATTGTTGGTGGTAATGGCGACAAAGATACTGAGCAAAAAGTTGCAGAAGCATTTCATAAATCTTTTGTTACAGCTGGCAGCGGAGATATGGTAAACATTGACCTAGAAATACTAGGTGATCCTTACTGGTTAGTAGACAGCGGAATTTCTAATTATTTTGCAAGACCTAGTCAAAAGAGTAAATTACTAACAGAAGATGGTACAATGAATTATGAAGGCGGAAATGTTTTTGTTTATCTAACATTTAGAACTCCGTCGGACATTGACGAAGAAACTGGATTGTATCAGTTCCCTACAGCAGGTAAGGAAAGTCCGTTTAGCGGAATATATCGAGTAACACAGTGTGAAAACACTTTTAGCGACGGATTGTTTAAACAAAAATTAAAATGCGTTAGACAGCCAGGCCAGAGTCAGGATTACGGAAAAAGCAATCCTAACCAGATTTCTAATCTCGCTGTTGATAAACTTAAATCGTTGGCTACTACTATTACTAAAGCAGTACCACAAAAATCTACTCCAGCTGAAGAAGCACCTAAAGAAAGAGACAACTAATGGCACAAGAAAGACGATCGTCGGCACAGATAACTGAAAATGCTAAACTAGGCAGCGGCCCGTTCTTAGCTAGAATTATCAGCCACCTTGATCCAAGTTTTATGGGAAGCTTAGAAGTTACTTTATTAAGAGATCAAGGTAACTCAATTGGCGACGACAATCAAAGTTATGTGGTACGTTGTGCAATGCCGTTCTTCGGCTATACTGCCTTTGAACATATGGGGCAGAACGATGGATCTAAAAATACGTTAGAAGGCTACAACGATACTCAAAAAAGCTACGGTATGTGGTTTGTTCCGCCTGATATTGGAGTCAACGTTCTAGTATTCTTTGTAGACGGAGATCCGAGCCAAGGTTTCTGGATGGGCTGTGTTCCTGCAAAATTTGCCAACAATATGGTACCGGGTATTGCTGCCAGCACTGATGTGTACCTTGACGAAAACGACAAGAAAAAATTCAATACCAAGCAACCTTTGCCAGTGGCTGAAATCAATAAAAAGGTCAATACTAAAGATCAAAAAATTGATGCCGATAAGATTAAAAAACCGCTGCATCCTATTGCTGAAAGATTTTTAGAGCAGGGTCTAGTAGAAGATGATGTTCGAGGATTTACAACTTCTTCTGCTAGAAGAGAAACTCCAAGTATGGTCTACGGTATTTCAACCCCAGGCCCTTTAGATCGTAGAGCAAATTCTAAAAAATCTCTAATAGGCAAGCAAGAAGATCTAACCAAGACTACAGTTCCAGTTAGCCGTCTTGGCGGCACACAATTTGTAATGGACGACGGTGATGATAGGTATGTTAGAAAAACTGCTGCCGCCGACGGACCCGTATCCTATGTAGATGTAATTAACGGAGTTGATGCAGCTACAGGAGAAAAAGTAAACACCAAAGGTGATCCTACAATACCCTACGGTGAGTGTGTTAGAATCCGTACTAGAACCGGGCATCAGATATTGATGCACAATTCAGAAGATTTAATTTATATTGGAAATTCTCGCGGCACGTCTTGGATTGAAATGACCAGCAACGGCAAGATCGATATCTATGCTGAAGATAGCGTTAGTATCCATTCAAAGACTGATTTTAATTTTAGAGC